TTATACAATCTTAATGTTACTTCATTAATTCTTTTAATTCTTGATTGTGCTACCCCTTGTTGAGCTCCACCTTCTACTCGTAATGTTTGCAAAATAGACGTATATCCTAAACCAACGTGCACTTTGCTAGCATTACGGTCCAAAGTAATATTACCATTGGTTACAACTTTAGTTGGGTGAGTTGCACCATCAGCTAAAATAGTAACGGTTTCACCTTCTAAGTGATGTAAGCCAGTCAATGTTGATGTTGGAATACTATCATAAGTCAATCCAGCATCGACATAGAACGCATCGTCTTGTGTTATGCCATAATTAAATGGTGTTAGATATTCAACAAATCTTCTAGTCACACCATTAATAAATCTATTACAAATCATCCATAATTGATATTCACCATCATCTGATGGAATTACTGCAATTGATTCTACTTTAGCATCTTGCAATATTAAATCGGTAGTAGCTGATGTATTAGATGAAGTTAATGAAACAAATGTTTTGATTAAACTATCTGACGATACTTTAAATTGATTATCATCAATACGTTTTATAAAATATTTTGTTCCTGAAACTAAGCCACCTATAGCAGTGCCAGTAGCTTTATAATAAAAATGATCACCCGTAGCTAAACCGTGATTAGCTGCATAAATTATATTTGTAAATACATTGACACCTTTATATATAAATTGTGTTGTATTGCTTGCTGGAGCTGTAGTTAATGCTATAGCTGTTCCAGCAGTTGCATTGGCTGCTGACGTTGCAAGCTTCAAAGTATTCGCATCAGATCGAATAGCAAAATATAATAAACCATTACTTAAACCACCGATTACATTCGTAGGTCCATAATAATAAATTGGATCACCAGTGCTATGACCATGACTTGCTACTGTAATTGTATTATTAGTCGTGCTTACTGTGCTAGAGTTAGCAGTAAAGCTGTCAAAATAATGAGCAATAGTTTTCCCCGTATTATGTTGTCCACCAACAATATGACGGTGCCATCCAATAACATTTTCGTTTCTTTGATAAGTTAGTCCTAATAACTGACCATCATTACGAATAGCCCAAATAATAGAGTCAGGTTCTTGTTGATAAGACATTTGTGTAACACCGCCAGCTGTAATGTGTTCAGCTAAAAGTGTCATGTCAGGAGCAACATAACTTTCTACATCAAAACTATAAACCATTTCTCTAATTTTACGTTTTGCTCGTTGTAAAAATAAAGATACGTTTTCAACTTGTAAGGCATCTAAGTTAGCAGCCCCGTAATTCGTTTGTTTTACAATTTGTATATTAGTAGGAGTAATAGGCTCATTAATACTACCACTTGTAGCTATAAATTCACCACCCACAGTGCCTATGATTAGATCGTGTTTTGCTGATAAATATCTAATAACATTTACCTGATTGGATGCAATGGTATATACCATGGCATCAGCTGCATCAGTGCCAACGGCAAAATTTTCATAACTTGCACCTTTACTAAACCATAATGTTTGCGGATCATTATTGGTGCCACCAAACACTAATCTTTGTTCAAAGAAAGAAACAGAACTAGGATAACTGCCAGTGCCATTATTTAAAATGTTTCCATTGAGTAACGTAATAGTACCAGCAGCACTATAGGTACCATAAGCAGACGTATCAAGATTTGTACCTGAAGCATCTTGTAACTCAAATGAAGTATCAGGACCATTAATGGTACCAACAGATGCATAAGTTGTATAAGCAGATGTATCTAAATTAACTCCAGCAGAATCTTGTAGTTGAAATGTAGTAGTGGAGGGGACGGTACCAACAGTAAAGATATTACCGTTAAGTTGTGTCATACCTTTAACATCAGTAATAGTGATTTGATCACCAGCTACTAATCCGTGTGCAGCTGAGGTTGTGACTACTCCTGGATTAGCTTTAGTTACTCCTGTGATAGTAGATGTGTTAGGAATAACACCTACAGTAAAAATTTGATCATTTAATTGTGTCATACCTTCGACACCAGTAATTTTAATTTTATCTCCTGTAATTAAACCATGATTTTTGTCTGTTGTGACTACGCCTGGATTAGCTTTAGTTACTCCACTAATATCATCACTTGGTCCTGAGAAAATATCAACGTCTGCCAAAGTCCATGAGGTGTGTCCAGTTCTGCTTAATTTTTTAATTGGATATGATGGATGCACAAAATACATAATGTCAGCTGATTGTGCATATTTAATTTCAAATAAATCAGCAGTACTGTAAGTAGTAGCAACTTCATAAATCTCAGCTACAATTCCAGCCGATGCATAAGTTGTTAATGCAGAAGTATTAAAATTATTACCTTCCATATCTTTTAACTGAAAGGTAGTAGCAGAAGGAACGGTACCAACTTTAAATTGACGGCCATTAAGTTCTGTCATGCCAACTACATTTTGTATGATTACATAATCACCAGCAGTTAGATTATGAGAAGCAGATGTAGTTACAACACCAGGGGACGCTTTGGTAATAGCAGAAATATTAACATCAGCTGTAGTGATGATGCCATTATCTTTAAAAAAACGAATATAATTGTTACCAAACTCCATGATGTAAGTTTGTGTCGTAGAAAACTCAAAAGGTATCAATCTTGTTTTTGCTGAACTTTGTTTTGCTTCTAATCCAAAATAAGTACCAGGTCTACGAGTAGATCCACCGTGAGGGTGTATCGTCATATTTTCTAAAGTTTTACAACCAGTAAAATATTTTTCTAAATCTGTGCGTCCATCTAATCGTGGAGATAATTCACCAGCTGTAAAGTTGGTAAATGCAATTTTTTCTTTGGCCATTAGTACCTCGAATTTATAAATGTGCTGGAATCAATTACGCTTGGGGTGCCTTCAGTGGCATCAGTAAATCGTGCTTCTTTTAATTTTATTTGATATAAATCTTCAAGGGTGGATGATAACGATACAGATTGTGTAATTGCATAAGATATTTCTGCTGCTAATCTTGCAGCAATCGTTTCAATTAACAGAGTATCATAAGTATTAGGATCACTTTTTATAGCTATATATGTTAAAAACATCTCTGGTTCATCAGTTATAATTTTACGTCCTTCAACTTTAAAAGTTTGACCATTATCTAAATCAGAAGATGAGCCGTCTGCATGACTGCCTATTTTTAAAACTCGTAAACAATCTACAGGCAAAGTATATTGCTTGGCATATTCAAATGCTGGAACTTCAGTATCAGCTGCTAGTTGTGATCTGCTGATTAAACAATTCCATGAGTGCGTTCTAAAGACTGCATCTCTGATAGGTTCATATCTTTGGTTACATAATCTAGCATTTTTACTATCTTCTGTGATAGCTGTAATGTTAGATGCTCCCAACATATTTAATGCTGAGTTACAAATTTCTACTACTGATGTCATATTATCCTACTAATGTTTTTTTCTTTTTATTATTGTTAGCAAAGCTTCTTGCAGCTTCTACTGATCCAAAACCCCATTTTTTTAAGGCCAAGGCTTTTCTTGTGGGTTTACCTGATTCATCTTTCATCGGGCCCTTCATACCAGCAAAACGTGCAGCAAAAGATATACGTCTAGGATTTTTGCCTGAGCTTACTGGGGCTTTAACTCCAAAATGTTTTCTACCAGCTGCGTTTAAACCACCTGATGGATTTTGATGTTCTTTACGAGCCATTTACCCAACTAATGTTTTTTTCTTTTTTGGAAATCCAGCTTGCATATTTGCGTATGCTTTGGATGTAATAGTTGATTTTGATTTTGATCTTGAAGTGCCAGCTTTTTTTCTAGCATTGATATTTGCGTATAAGCCTTGTTTTGCCATAATGTTTCCTTGTAAATATTTTATTAAATTGAGGACAGCCGCATAACGACTGCCCTCAAAGTTTTTAGTGCTTAGTTAACAACATATAAAATGTTGAAAGACATATCACCAGCAGTACCACCCGCAGCTTGCATAGTTGCAGCTACATAGTAATATCCACCTGGATCAACAGTGTCTCCAGCCAGCTCGTGCATTTTCTGCCCAGCTGTGTTGATGTTTGCCGCTTCAAAACGAACATCTGCCATTGCACCAGCGTCAGCTACTGCACTTGCAAATACATCTTCGTCTTTTACCGCACCATCAGATGTGTAAATTCCAACATTGAATGTACACGATCCGCCTAATGTATCTGAACCTACGAAAAGTTGAGATACAACAGCGTTACTTGGTATTGGTGCTAGCATAACAATATCATTGTCATCACTGTCACCAGTAGCAAGTGCTATTGTGCCTTGTGCTACACGAACCACGCCATGTAGAAGTCCAGCACTGTTTCGAACCTGTGGTACAGATTCAAAGTTAGCTACTAAATCAGAATTCTTAGTACCCATAATTTACCTTCCTTTCTATGCTTCGTGGCATGGAATTTGAAATACTTTTTCTTCTTCCATCCGAGTTGCACCAACAGACATACAGTAGTAAACTTGAGTGCTGTAATTCTTGTCAGCTCTTTCTTCAATTTTACTCATTACATCTTTACCAATAGCTAATTTAATAGAATCTTGAGTAAAGGCATAAGCCAGTCTGTCATCAGTGTTAGTTGCGTCAAGTTTTAGTCTGTTAGACGTAATGAATTTAAATCCTAAGAATGAATCCACTTGTCCTTGAGCTAATGCTTTAACGGTATTAAAATCACTAGATTTAATTTCTGTAGTGTTTAACAAATCAGAGATTTGTGTTGGACCACATACGATATATCTAGCAATTGACGGATCTACGTCTGCTTCGTCAAAGCGTTTTTTAGCCGCTAGTAACTTGGCAATTGTAAGGCCATCAGATTGGTTGCTTGTTGCAAATTTGCTTGCAGTTGGCAATGCAGTAGACGTGCTACCAGTTGTGCCAGTGAAAGCAGTTCCACCAAGAGCCGAGATAACTACGTCATCTATTGATCTGTTCATCGCAGCTGCCGCAGCTTTTGCGTAGCTAGATGTTGGATCAATAAGCATGCGTACTTTATCGACATCATCGATAAGGTCAGCAAAGACATAATCTTCAAGGCTTACTCTTCTGCGTGCGTGAGGCGTATCAATCTGTGGAGTGTCCGCATGACGAGTGGTTTTAAGCTGTGCAGCTACAGAACCGATTTGCTCGAAAAATGCATTTTTTCCAGTGATTGTTTCAACATCAACAGCACTACGAAGTTGTGAGCCCATTTGTTGGCTCAACATTTGTACGTTAGCCGAATATTGTTCGACAAACGCAGTCGTAATTTGAGAACTCATAGTTTCTCTCCTTCTGTGTTATGTTAAGTTATTAAAAATTTCAGAAAGTTATCCTCACGGGTTCTCTTACAATTTACGATTGCTACTCGGCTAATCTATTCTTAGCAGTCAAGTGAAGTCCTAACTTGTCGGATTATTCCACTAAATCTGGATGTGCCATCTGCCGTAATTGAAAAACCTCATCCACTGCGTTTTGGTGTTGTGGATGTTGTTTATCCCAATATGGTGAATTGGGAGCAGTTAGCGTATTAATTTCTTTTTGTGCATCTGCTGGTGTCATTGCATTTGGTGTTTGCACTTCTTCAAAACTATCTTCTGCAAAGTTTTTAGATAGCTCAACTAATGATTTTATAAATTGTGGATTGTCTCCCACAAGTGATCCATCATTTAGTTTAACTGTAGCAAACTCTTCTCCAAAATATTTTTGAAACACCTGGTTAGCAGATTGTAAGTTTTTGTCATAAGCTAGTCCGTACTCTTTACGCAATCCGACTTCAGCTGCTGATCTTAAATTTTCTTCAGCTGCTGCACTGCTGGCAATAGTTTCCTGTTCCATGTTGGAATACCAGTCCATTAATTTTTGTGCTTGTACATTGTTAAGGCCAGCTGCATGAGCAACTTCTTTATAGCCAGGCAATAAACTTTCAACTGACTCTGATTCAGTAGCATAATTAATTTCATATTGATCTGCTGCTTCAGGTCTACCTAGCTTACTATAGATTTCACTCCAATCATTGTCTGTTGAGTGTTGATTTGGTAATCCAATCTTATCAGCTCCAACCATGCGTTGTGCATGAACGTAGCCTTTAGCTAATTGATTAACATCTTTAATATTAGCTAATGATGCTTCACTTCTTATATCTTCAGGTAAAGTATCAATAAAATTAATTGGTTCCGATGATGTAGTTTCAGATTGCGTGGGAGTTTGTTGTTCCTCGGCAACAGTTGTCTGTTCTTCTACCATTATTTACTCCTTGTAATTGATCATATTATTTACAAACAAAAGAACTGATCGTGTTCCTTCGTTAAAAGCAGATTGATTGGCATCTCCTGGCACATTAGTAGTGCTAGCTACAAAGCATCTTCTTGATAAATCTTTCAATACTTCTATACCTTCATCAGATCCAAAAACCATTTGATAACTTTCAGCTAGTTTTTTTGCTGCTGCTAATTGTTCTTTATTCTGATTTTGTTGCTCATCAGACATAATTTATTCTCCTTGTTGTAGTTGTTTTAACATTGGAGCTGCCTGTCCAGCTGCTTGGGCCGCTTCCATTACTTCTTTTTGTTGTCTTACCTCAGCTTCGGCTTTTTGACGTTCTTCTCTTACTTGAGTTATTTCATCGTTAGAACGCAAAACTTTTCTTGGTACCCCTAATACGTCAGTTATGTGACGTACCAACATGTCAGGATCAATATGATCCATAACAGGTAATTGGTTAGATAGTGGTCCAATCATTTCCATAGTACGCATAATAGCTTGCACATCACCTTGACGTTGTGATCGAGCTAATGGTGATACATACTCAATATCAATAGTTTGTCCCTGTAATTGTTGAGGTGGTGTTGGCAAATAATTATTACGCAATAAAATATTAAATACACGGTCAATCAATGGTCGTAACATTTCAGATTGTAATCGACCTAGCACTGGAGCTAGCATACGCATCTTCTCTTCGTTACGTTGCATAACTTCAGTAGCAGTCATTCTTTGGTTTTGCTCTGATATTAATTGATCAATAAAATAAGTTTGTTGAATTGATTTTCTACGTTGTTCTTCTAAATTTAAACCTACAGGTGTGTTAGCTCCAATATTTAATGGTTCAATTCGATCACGACTACCTGATCGATAAAAATTTAATCCTCCAGGCTGAGTTCTAACTGGTAACACAAAACTATCATCAGGCACGAGTAGGGGTGGATCGACCATTTTTTGTGCAGCTTTAATCGTAGTCTCAGACATTTTGTTGAGCATCTTAATATCAGGCAAAGCTGACATTGATGGTGAACGACCATAAGTTTCACTAGATGATTTTAACCAACGTGGAACTACATAAGGAAACTCCATGTAACCTGACTCAGATATGATTACGTTATCGTCTTTATGATAATATACTGATTTAAATGGCATAGCCTTTACGTCAGCTTTTAATGGATTGTAGTCAGCATTAGGTTTGACGCAATGATGTATTACCACTTCTTCAAATGGATTTTCTTCTGCTTTTTTTAATATTTCTTTCGGTAAATCTTTTCCAAATTGACCAACCGCAGCTCGTGCTGTTATTTTAAATTCACGGTGTACAGTATCAACAATACCTTTAAAATTTTCTGACGCATAAACTTCTTTTATGTGTCTAGTGCTAAAGCGTATTACATTATCAGAATCACTTTCTATCAGCATGCAAGCTGTGCCAAATGAAACTAGATCTGTATAGACTTCGTGTATTTCTTGTTGAAAGTTAGAACGTGCAAATACTGTATATAAAGTACGAGTAGCTTCTTCTAGCCATTCTAAGCTTTCTTCATCGTTGGCCATTCTTTCATCTTTATAACGCATATCAAACCAGGGAGAAGCTGCGTTGGTGAGCATGCCATGTAATGAAGATGATAGGAGTTCAAGTGCGTGAAGTGCTGTGCCGTCATAAATAAATTCGGTTCTTTTATCACCCTTGCTTCTTGACTTTGTAACATCGGCACGTCTTGGTAAACAGTAATCAGCAATCTCTTGCCAATGACTTTCCCAGTTTTGCCGTTGTGTTTTTAACTTATTAAACTCTTGAGTATATTCTGTAGCTTTTACCATATTAATAACCTTGTAATGTTTTTTTGCCTTGTTTTAGTGAGTTCATGCCAAACATATTATTAAACTCTGTAAACACTCGACCTTGTTTTTTTTTAGGACGAAAACTTTTTTCTGCATCAACCGCTGACTCTAATTTAATTAAATTAGTTATAGGGGCATTTAGTAGTGTGGGTTTATACATTTCGTGTCATACCAGGTCTATTACCAGGTCTAGGCCTAGCTCTAGGATCGGCTAATTGAATACCACCAACCACATAATCTCTTTCTAGTGGTTTTCTAATAGTACCTCTAACACCTCTTTGATTGCCTACTAGTGGTTTACCTTTTTCTAGTTTTCTACGTTTGACATTCAATGGTGCCATGCCGCTGGTTAAAATTGTTTTGATTGGATCAGGATCTACATCCTCGTCAGCATCGGTGTAATTAATTTTGCTAGCCTTTACTTCTTCCTCTTCCTCTTCTTCTTCTTCCTCTACTGGTGGTAT